CAGGGCTAGAGCCCATCAAGGGCTCACCGCAGGCCGTTCACGGCAAGCCTGCGGGGTAGCCATCGCTATTGGGATATCTCTATCTATCGCAATGCCGCTAGATGCACAGGCGTCAAACCAAGCAATTAAATACGTTAAAGACTTAGCAGATTATCAATTGACTGAAATACAAGAAGCATGTCATAACGAGATAGTTTATAGGGAATCTAGATGGAATCCTAAAGCTAAGAATGGCTCTCATTATGGGCTATATCAGGGTAGATCAGAGAGCTTGAAGAAAGCCAACACAATCAGACAATGGTGGTGGTATTGGCATTATGTTGCTAACCGATATGGTGTAACACTGAAGGATGAGCCAGACTATTGTAAGGCGTTACATCATCTAAAGACTAAAGGATGGCAATGAGTACAAAGCGTGGTGATCCTCGAGGGACAAGGGCTTACAAAGCCAGACGCCTTGAAGTGTTGCAGCGAGACCAGTGGACTTGCTTCTATTGTCAGATGCCTGCCACAACAGTCGACCATGTCATTCCGATCAAAGCTGGTGGCGATCCAATCGCTTATGACAATCTGGTCTCATGTTGTACTAGGTGCAATAGCAGCAAGGGATCACGCTCAGAGGGTGTTTTTTTAGCACGACAGGCCACCCCCCCTGTCTTTTCTGGCAATATCTACCCGATGCAGTCCGAAGTTCACCAGGACAGTCCATTTACTGCCCGACCAGTCCCGATCGATGGTGACTAGTGGCAGCTCGTAAACAGCCGTTACGAGGGGCAACCAAGGCAAGGCTTCACAGTCCACTTCTCAAGGGCAAAACACGCTCAGATGAAATCGCCAAGATGGCTGAGGACTTAGGCACGCCTTTATTGCCGTGGCAGAAGTGGATGCTCGATGACATGATGCGCATCGATGCTAAAGGCAACTACATTCGCAAGACAACGCTGCTATTGGTGGCACGCCAGAACGGTAAAAGCCATCTAGGGCGTATGCGTGTGATTTGGGGTCTCTTCTATGGAGGCGAGACGAAGCACCTGATCATGAGCTCTAACCGAGCGACTGCTCTTATGACCTTTCGTGAGATTGCCTGGATTATTGAGAACGCACCTCACCTCAAGGCTGGTACTAAGGCAATTCGCTATGCCAACGGCGGAGAGCGCATCGAGTTGCTAAACGGGGCAACACTTGACCTGGTATCTGATACTCGTGACTCATCTCGTGGACGTACTGCTGACTTTCTCTGGATCGATGAAGTTCGAGAGATCAGCAAGGATGGTTATACCGCAGCGATCCCAACCACTCGTGCCCGTCCTAATTCTCAGACGCTATTAACATCGAATGCCGGGGACGCCTTCTCAGAGACTCTGAACACACTTCGAGAGCGCGCCTTATCCGCACCTCCTAAGTCTTTCGGTTTCTACGAATACTCAGCACCTCAATACTGCAAGATCACAGATCGCAACGGATGGGCAATGGCCAATCCTGCTATGGGCTACACAATTACGGAGGAATCACTTGAAGAAGCAGTTGCAACTAACAAAATTGAAGACATTAGAACTGAGCTTCTATGCCAATGGATTGATTCTCTGCAGAGTCCGTGGCCTCATGGCGTACTTGAAGCGACTTCCGATGCCACACTCCAGATTCCAATCGGCGGTTATACAGTCTTTGGCTTTGATGTTTCTCCGTCTCGTCGCAATGCAAGCCTCGTTGCTGGTCAGATTATGGGTGACGGAAGAATCGGCGTCGGGATTCTCCAGACGTGGGAGAGTCAAGTATCGGTAGATGACCTTAAGATCGCAGCAGAAATCAAGGGATGGGCTGATCAATATCGTCCCAAGATGATCTGCTATGACAAATACACGACGCAATCGATCGCTGAACGCCTTGCCAATGCTGGTCAGATTACCCAGGATGTCTCAGGCCAGCAATTTTATCAGGCGTGTTCGGATCTCCTCGATGGTCTGGTCAATTCTAGGGTCGTTCATAATGGCCAGGAAGAATTGATTAAGCAGATGAACAACTGCGCAGCTAAGACCAATGACTCATCCTGGCGAATCGTTAAACGCAAAAGCGCAGGTGATGTCTCTGCGCCGATCTCTCTGGCGATGGTTGTATCAATGCTATTAAAACCACAACAGGTAGCGGCTATCTACACCGAATAACACAACATGTAGTGTATAATTGCCATCTATGGGTATCCTTTCGCGCCTTACAGGTGCAACACCGAAGGCTAATGTCGAAGCGCAATACGCACCGCAGGTCTTGGGTGAGTATTCTCCTTATGCGATGCCATTCCAGTTCGCTTATGTCGGACGTACCGAGGCGATGGGCGTACCAGCGTTGGCCAGGTGCAGAAACCTTTTGGCCGGGACGATCGGCACAATCCCTCTTGAGCTTTACAAGAAATCAACTGGCGAAGAATTAGGCAAGCCACTCTGGCTAGAACAACCTTCATACCATCAGCCACGTTCTGTCACTATTGCTTACACAGTTGATTCACTTTTATTTTACGGACAGGCATTCTGGCAGGTCGTTGAGACTTACCAGGAAGACGGCCGACCATCTCGTTTTGAGTGGATTGCTAACAGTCGCGTAACTGCAACACTTGACCGTGATAATGTATTTGTAAAGTCTTATGCCATCGATGGTACGACAGTACCGATGGACGGCCTTGGATCACTCATCACATTTCAATCACTAAGCGATGGCATTCTCAACACAGGAACATCGACAATTCGCGCAGCTCTTGATATTCAGAAGGCTTCAGTAATTGCAGCGGCAACTCCGATGCCTACTGGCTACCTTAAGAACACAGGCGCAGACCTACCTCCAGCAGAAGTCCAGGGACTCCTAGCCGCCTTCAAGAACGCTCGTCAAAATCGTTCAACGGCCTATCTCACTTCTACTCTGAATTATGAGACAGTCGGTTTCAGCCCTAAAGATATGATGTATAACGAGGCGATTCAGAATCTTGCTACTGAGATTGCTCGACTTTGCAACGTCCCTCCTTATTACGTCTCAGCAGATCAGAATACAACGATGACTTATGCCAACGTAACAGATGAGCGTCGCCAATTCCTCACACTATCTTTGCAACCATTTATCTCAGCCATCGAGGATCGTCTATCTATGGATGACATCACGGCTCGTGGCAACATCGTCAAGTTCGACATTGATAAGAATTATTTGCGCACAGACCCATTGCAAGAACTAGCAGTCATCCGTGAACTCCTTGATCTCCAATTGATCACCCAGGAACAAGCCATGGAGATGACAGACCTAACACCTAACGGAAGCGAAGGAATGATATGAGCGAGATGCTTACATTCTCGGCAGAACTTACTGCAGATAGCGCAGCGCGCACTATCTCTGGCAAGATCGTGCCATTCAATGGCGAGGTTGGAAATACCTCCGCCGGGGCAGTTGTCTTTGAGCGTGGCGCGATTAATATCGCTGACTCATCTAAAGTGAAGCTCCTTCTGGAGCATGATCCAAAGCAGCCAATCGGCCGCGCTCAATTCTTTAACGAAACAGAAGACGGAATCTTTGCTTCTTTCAAGATTTCCAAATCATCCCGTGGCACAGATGCTCTCATCGAAGCCTCAGAAGAACTTCGTACTGGTCTTTCAGTCGGAGTCATGGTCAATGCAGCAAAGCCAAAGAATGGCGTCTTGTATGTATCGAGTGCTGACCTACTCGAAGTAAGTTTGGTTCAGGCAGCAGCCTTTAAGTCTGCAGCCGTAACCGATATCGCGGCCTCTGAAGATGAAGCCGTTGAAGAAACCCTACCAACAGAAAGCGAGATAGCCACCGTGGAAGAAACCACTTCAGCCGTCGAAGCAACACCAACAGTTGAGGCTGCGGCAGTTGAGGCTGCTCGCCCAACTGTTACTGCAATGGCTTACACAAAGCCACGCATTGAAGTAACTGCAGCAAAGTACGCAGAAAACACAATCCGTGCAGCGCTCGGAGATGAGTCAGCTCGTCAGTACATCGCAGCAGCAGACAACACAACAGACAACGCTGGTCTTGTGCCAACACGTCAATTGTCAGAAATCATCAACCCACTTGGAACAACAATCCGTCCATCTATTGATGCAATCTCACGCGGAGTGCTTCCAGATGCCGGTATGACATTCGAGATCCCAAAGATCACACAGATGCCAACAGTTGCAGAGACTGCAGAAGATGCAGCATTCTCTGACACAGATCAGAATGCTGCATTCTTGTCAGTAACAGTAAAGAAGTACGCTGGTCAGCAGACATTCTCTGTCGAGTTGCTCGATCGTACATCACCAGCATTCTTTGATGAGCTCGTCCGCAACATGGCAGCAGCTTATGCGAAGACAACTAACGCAGCAGTAAACGCTGCACTTATTTCAGGTGCAACTGCAGATGCGACAACAACAGTCACATACCCAACTGCAGCAGAACTCCTTGGAATTGTCGCTCGCGGTTCAGCATCTGTCTATGGTGCAACTGCAGGTCTTCCAAATCCATTCGCTCGCAACATGGTCGTCTCAACAGGACAATGGTCTAACATCATGTCACTTAACGATGCAGGTCGTCCAATCTACACCGCTTCACAACCAATGAACGCAGGCGGAGCAGTTGCTCCAACTTCACTCACAGGTAACGTTGCTGGACTCAACCTTTACGTTGATCCAACAAACGGCGGCGATGGCGATGGAACAATCCTCATCGTTAACCCAGATGCGTACACATGGTACGAGTCACCAACCTACCGCCTACGCGCAGAATCAACTGCAGCAGGACAGGTAACAATCGGCTACTACGGCTTCGGAGCAATCGCTACCAAGGTCGGCGCAGGCGCATTCAAGAACAACAAGGCGTAAGCCAAACTAAGTCGCTCCAGGGGTAGTGCCCTTCTACCCCTGGAGTCTTTAGAAAGGATCAGAGCATGGCATTGACTACAGTTGCAGAGCTTCGCACCGCCCTCGGCGTTGGCACTCTCTATACTGATGCAGTCTTGCAGCAAGTCTGCGACGCCGCAGATAACGTACTCTTGCCCTTTCTATGGAAGAATCAGCAATACATCGTTGCCCACGGCAACACCGGAACAGTCGGCACTCTCTACTTCGATCAAGATATTCGCGAGTATTTCTACGTTGGACAATCAGTAGTGATTTCAGGTGCAGGTACTAAGTACAACGGCACCAAGACAATCACAGGCGTTGGCACTCGATCATTCAATGTAACTACGACCCACACTAGCGACAACCCACGTCACACAGTCGAGCCTTTCGGGATTGCAGCCGCTGAGACTTATACAGATTATTCAACGATTCCAGCGATCCAAGAAGCTGCGCTAATGATCTCAATCGATATCTGGCAATCTCGACAGGCTCCATCTTCAGGCGGAGTCACGATCGATGGTTATCAGCCTTCTCCTTATCGCATGGGCAATACCCTTCTCGCTCGCGTTCGTGGCCTTCTCGCGCCTTATCTTGATCCGAGATCGATGGTGGGCTAATGGCCGCCATATCAACCCTCCGCGCAGGACTCGCCTCAGCTCTTACTGACAATACAAAATACTCAGTCTTCTCATTCCCACCTGCAACACCTATTGCCAATAGCGTGATAGTTGCACCAGCCGATCCTTACATTTCGCCATCTAACGGCTATCGCAACACGATCGCGCCTATGGCGCACTTCGTCATTTCCGTCATGGTTCCTTTGCTCGATAATGAAGGCAACCTTAACGGGATTGAAGATAACATCGTTCGGGTATTTAACCTGCTCGCTGCATCTTCATACACCTATAACGTCACAGAGGTATCCGCCCCGGCGGTCTTAAGTGCCGCTTCTGGTGATCTACTAACCTGCAATATC